CCTCTCGTAAAATCCAAACCACGCAGCCAGTGATGACTGCGAATATGACTGCCGTGAATATCCACGCTATGTCGGTGAGGGTCATTTCTTCTCCTCTCGCTTTTGTGATTGCAGCCATTCCGTTAAAAAAGGAACGGCGCGTGGTGTCCAGTTGGACCCCGGCTCAAATGCAAATGGTTTGCCATGCCGCTGCCTTGCCATCAAGACTTTTTCAGCCCTGACTGCATCTAAAACGTGCTGATCGGTTGTCATTTAAAACGGAATTGAATCGTCATCGTCATCCGGTGCAGGTTTTGCATTTGGCTTTGCATCCTTGCGCTTAAACGCCAAAGACTGCCAGCGACCCTTTGCGCCTTCCTTGGTCCAGGCAGACACGTAATATTCAACCCCGTCGATCAAGCACGACCCCTGCATCTGGGGATGCTTGTCCTCCGTCTTTTTTTCGTTCTTAAACAGGGAACCAGACAATTCACGCATTTCGAAAGCCATTATTTAACCCCTTTTAATTTTTCAATCATTTGATCTACACCAGCCAGAAAAGCAATAACCGCGGTTTCCAGTTTCAGAATTTCCGCAGGGTCTTTTTTATACCGCACAACAAAAAGTTGAAGGTTTTCCGGCAGGTCAGGACGGAAAGAAACAAAATCGCACCAGTCCCTGCCGGTACAGGCCATCTGCCACATCATCTGGTTTTTATAAATACTCGGCACGACTCCAGCCACCAAATACCCGAGGTGGGTGGCGACCTTGGGCACTTTTAATTCAACAAGCGCATTGTTGCCCACCAGACCGTCTGGCGAGGCTCCAGCGCGTTCGATTGTCGGGTGGATGACCATGCCTACCTGATCGACAGTAAAGCCCGTATGAACCTCGTATGCGCTCCGGGCAAGGGGCTCCGTGTCAGAACCGAATTGCATGGCGGCACTTGTAAAATCTGACCCTTGCGGTTTGCCGGTCAGAATCTCGGCAACGAGTTGCGCTTGGTAGTCCCTGAATCCGGCTGTTTTAGGGTCCATCAGGACCGCCGAGATCATGCTGGCGGTCACTTTACCTGCTCTGGCGGCGAGCCATTCCGGGGTTCCCTGCTGGCAGTCCACGATATTCATGCTGCCACCTGTAGCGAGGCTTTGCGCTCGTTTTTTGCGTTGGTCAGGAGGTGCATTCCAGCCGTGTCATTTGCTACTTGTGCGCTTTTGTAGGCCGTTGTGAACACCTTTTGCAAATCCTCCATCGTTGGCGCGGCTCCAAGTGCAAATAAGTGTTTGCTGTAATCTATGGCCTGTTTTGCAACGATTACATGAGTCGAAGAATCTGCATCGTTGTCGCCTTCAGTTGGGATACAAAACGCTTGCATAGCGGCGTATTTGTAGGCCGCACTCATGGCCTTGTTCGTCGCCTTGTCTCCTGAGTCCATTGCCTCGCCGTAGGTCACAACATGGTGATCTGACCCATCCTCGGCAGACACAAACGCAAAATCAACCTTGACGGTGACGTACAACAAAAGTGTGCCTTTCGCATTCACGCGCTCGACAACCACGCGCTCCTGGACATTCGGCAGGATGCACAATTTTGCACCAGCCAAGAATGGGGCGAGAGCGTTGTAAACATCATCAATCCCGCGAAACTTGTATCCCTGCGCTTCGTTTTTGCGATCTTTGCTGATGCCTTCTTTTGCCAAGTTTGCGGTCACCGCCGCGATTGCTTCGTACACTTTTTTAGTTGTCATTTTTGCTCCAGATTAAAATTGTGAAAGTGATAATTGCGCCGATGGCGCAGACGTAACTGATGATTTCTGAAATGGTCATTCTTCTCTCGATATATCAAGAGCCAACGTCTCGACAATTTCTGATCCGCGAAAGTGATCTGCCAGCATCGCCTCAACCGTCTTAACCTCGCGTTGTGTGCGTTCGTAAATGTCGCCTCCCAAAAGCACCCCGATATACATTTCAAGGAAATACGACGGGTCGCGGTTTTCTAGCAAAAAATCATAGAGGTCAAACTCCGACTTTGTAAACCCTCCGCGTTTGGGCTCGGGCCACATTCCACAATCCATGATCGTTTCAATGACCTGCTCCAACGCGAGTTTGTAATCCCGCGGCGTGGGTTGAATCGGAATGTTCTCGTCGCCGTGTGGCTCGTTTTGTGTTCTCATGATTTTTCTCCGTTTAATTGCCAGTCGCGCACTGGCTGCGTATTCCTAAACCCCCGTTTGGCAGGGGCAGAGGAATCAGGCTGCTTGCAGTTCTTGAAATCTTTCCCATTCAAATTCTTTATTTACGCGGTATCCGTTTGCTTTTGCATCTGCTTTTAAGTCTGCGTAGTAGGCCTCAAACTCTTTTTTCATTTCTGCTTTGGTCATTTTGTTTCTCCGGTTGTTTGCTTGCGATGTAAGGATCATAAAGCAACTAAAATTGCTTTGCAAGCGTTATTGCAAAATATATTTATACAAGGTATATTGCATCTATCGAAAAAATAGGAGTCAAAATGTACACAGATGATGCAGTGCAACATTTCGGAGGGCGTAGGCAGCTTGCGGAGGCGCTAGGAATCACACGCCAGGCGGTAGAGCAATGGGGCAAGGTCGTGGCTCAGGGCGTTGCCTGGCGGCTTCAGGTGATGACTGGGGGCAAGCTAGTGGTGGATGAATCCAAGTACAAGCGGCGGAAAAGGTGAAAGCGTACCGAGTCAAGGTTTCGGTAAAAAACAATCTTTTACTGTCTGCTATCGAGGCGGCAGGATTTCAATCCATAGCAGAATTTGAACGCTCGGCAGAGTTGCGAAACGGCGCGGTGCAGGGGTTGGTTGCAATGCGTGATTGCCCGATCGGGCAGACAGGAGAATTCGGTAGGGTTGCCAAAGTCTGCATGGAGGTACTTGGGGCCGCGCCTACCGATCTTTGGACACCAGAGCAGCTTATGCTTAAGCTCCGCACGAACATCGGCTGGAGAGCTGTTGACATGGACATAGGGCAGTTTCAGGCGCTGGCTCGGCAGCAGGGAGAGCAGATAGCGGCGTTGCCGAGTCCCGAAGATGCGCTTTTAAAAATTGAAACAACGCGGGTTGTGAATGAACTCCTGTCAAACCGGACAAAACCTAATGAGGAAAAAGTGCTGCGCGGCATGATGAGCGACGAGGAATTGACGCTGGAGGACATGGGGAAGAAGTTAGGTGTTACCAGAGAACGAGTAAGGCAGATTGAGAAACGCGGTTTGCGAAGACTGAATGAACCTGAAAATGTGGCAATTTTAGAAAAAGCTGGTTTAACACCTGATTGGGTTAAATGATGCGCCACGCAAATCCAACATGCGTCAGGCACGTGCCGGTGGGCCATCGTTTTCTCTTGCTCCGAACAAACGAGGAATTCACGATGTTAAAAGTAGAACCTCAAACCCCTGGCGGCACTCAATATTTTGTGCGAAATGATTACACACAAAGAAACGGCACTTTGAACCATTCCTGTTATGTTGTTTTGTTCGGCAAGGTTGCTGGCAGGAATGATTTGCAAAAGGCTTAAAAGTAGCGCATATTTCTATCTGGCCCTGATAAGCCAATCGGAGATTTACATGAGTTCTGTCAATCCAGCCCTACCAAAAGAGCCTTGTGGCGCACATCCTCCTGCGCCTTCTCCGGCAATTATCAGCTTTTGTGAATTCGGGCTGGACTGAGAGAATTTATGTATTGGTATCCGTTCAATATCGCCGATTACAAATCGTCAACCGCGCACCTTTCTAACGATGAGGACCTGGCTTTTCGCCGGTTATTGGATATGTATTACGACACGGAAATGCCGATTCCGTTGGACAGCACATGGCTTGCAAGGCGCATTAGGGTGTCCATTAAGGCCATCGAATCCGTATTGGGCGATATGTTTGAACGCCGAGAAGATGGGTATCACCACAAGCGTTGCGATGCAGAAATCGTTAAATATCAAGCGTTTGCAGAAAGTGGTAAGCGTGGCGCGGCTATAAGGTGGGGAAAGGGGGGCGATGGGGGGGCTATAGGCAGCCTAATAGACCCTAATGCTAACAACAACCACAATAACAACAACAACAAGAATAACAATACAACTACAAAAGAAAGTAGGTCGCCTAAAGGCTCCCGCTTTTCAATTGAACTTTTGCCAAGAGATTGGTTTGACTTCTGCAAAGCAGAAAGGCCGGAATTAGACCCCGAGCGCACATTTCAGCAATTCAGGGATTATTGGATTGCCAAGGCAGGAAAAGACGCAAGCAAGCTCGACTGGCTGGCAACTTGGAGGGTGTGGGTTCGCAATCAAAAAATTCAAACCGGAGGAAATGGAAATGGAAAATTCAATGCAGGAAAATACATTCGAGATCAACTACGAATGGAATCCCAACTGGCTGAAAAAGTCGTGGGTTCAGGCGTTGCACAAGAGATTGGGAACGATTTATCAGACAAAATTCCTTTCTAACTTCGTCGAGCAGGATGCCATTGATGAATGGTGCAATGTCTGGGGCGAGCAACTATCGGGAATTACGCCCGATCAAATCAAATACGCGCTTGGCAGGATGCAGAAAGAAATGGTGTGGCCTCCTAACTGCGTCGAGTTCTGGCAACTTTGCCAGGCAGGGAAAGAGCCGGAGCCGTTTGTTAGATTGCCGCCGCCGAAACCCTTAAGCGAGGTAGGTGTGGCTGCAATGGCAAAGATCCGCGAAATGCTTAAGCCGAAAAAACCTAATAAAGATTGGGCGTACAAAATTCTCGACCGTGTTGACGATGGCGAGGTTCTCGCTCCGATAGCGGTCCAATGGGCTCAGGAGGTTGTAGATGACGACATGGGTCGAAAGACTGGCGTTAAGACTGCCAGCAAAGACGAGCAGGGCAGAAAGGCGGCGACTCATGCCTGAATGCGCTTTGATTGTTGATGAATTTATGGAGGCGTTTGGAAGCCTAAAGTCGGTTGATGCAACCGAGAAATCATCGGGAATTACTTATCACTGGGAGAAGAAATGAGCCAGCGAGATGAATTGCTAAAGGCTTTGCAGAGGGGCGAGGAATTGACCACCTTGGACGCGCTCCAGCGGTACGGAGTTATGGCGCTCAGTCAAAGGATGACCGAATTACAGAGGGCTGGATACCCTGTTAAAAGCGAGATGATCGACCTTCCGACTGGCAAGCGGGTTGCGCGGTATTCGTGGGAAGGTCAGCGGGAACTGTTTGCATGATTGTGCTTCTTGATACCCCGCCAAAATTAGGGGTGACAGGATGCCAACCAGAACTGCAAACGGCAGTTGGTCAATTGCTCACGCCGTTGACCAGATACCGTTTACAAAATCCTAATTTGCCCTGGGCAATTGATAACGGCGCTTATGCAGAATTCAAAGAAAAGAAATTTTTATCTTTGTTAAAGCGCGAATGGCACCATCGTGACAATTGCTTGTTTGTTTGCGCTCCGGATGTTGTTGCTGATTTCAATAAAACGCTTGAGTTATTTAATCAATGGAAATGCAAGTTGGCAGGGTGGCCTATTGCGTTTGTTTTACAAGACGGGCTAGATATTGCAAAAGTACCGTGGAACGACATTAAAGCAGTATTTGTCGGTGGGTCAAATAAATTTAAGGGATCGTTTGTGCTTTTGGAGTGTTTAAAGATTGCGCGGCAGATGAACAAATGGATTCACATAGGCCGAGTCAATACGCCCAACAGATACAAGTTTTTTGAGGGCATTGCAGACTCTTGCGATGGAACTGGCTTATCCAGATTTACGCACATGAGAAATGCAATTGCGAAACGTCATAACCAAGGGATGTTGTTCACATGAAAAAATTAATTGCTGTTTATATTCTTTCAATGACCGTTGCTAATTTGCTGGTTTGGTGGTTAGGGCCGTGGTTTTCGCCTATAAATGCTTTCTTTCTCATTGGTCTAGATTTGACGTTGCGAGATGTATTGCACGAACGCATATCAAAATTAGGAATGTTTGGCGTAATCGTTGCTGGTGGAATCATTACGTTACTGGTAAATCCTGCGGCAAGCAGTATCGCAATTGCGTCTGCCGTGGCGTTTGCGGTTAGTGCGGTAGCTGATTGGGTTACGTTTTCTGCGCTTCACAAACATAGTTGGTTGGTTAAATCAAACGGTTCTAACGCAGTCGGCGCTGCGGTTGATAGCGTAATATTTCCGACTCTTGCATTCGGATCATTTCTTCCGCTAATTGTTGCTTATCAATTTGCCGCTAAGGTTGCTGGTGGCGCAATATGGTCTGTGATATTCCAATCACGCAAAAGCGGGTTGGCATGATCTGCCCAGTCTGCGAGGAACGGCGGAACAATGAGCAAAATAAAGTTCAGTGGCCTATCCTGCAAGCCTGGGCCGAGCAAAAGCAATGGCCCATCAACGGGGTTATGTCGAATCTGACCGCAGAAGAATTTAAGGACATTCTCACCGCAGCTTTTGAGGGCGAGACTTCGCCGCGCATTGCGCCAGGGCTCGAGGGCGGGATGGTCATGCTTGGCAGGAGAACGAGCCGGTACGGGAAAAGAAGATTTTCGGAATGGCTCGACTGGTTGAATGCCGCCTCCCATCATGCTGGCATCAAAATACCTGCTTTGCATGACGAATGAGGAAAAAGCATTCCACGCCGCGGTGCGGGATTTGGGCTGCATCGTCTGCCGGCAGACAGGGGCCCAGACCCCTTGCGAGATCCACCACATCCTGCAAGGCGGCAGGCGCAAGGGTGAAAAGTTTGTTCTTGGGCTTTGTGCGCTCCACCACCGAGGAGGCGCTAACAGCAACCAGTACACAAGCCGCCATCCTTGGCGAAAAGCCTTTGAAACTCGTTACGGCACAGAATACGAGCTTTTAGACCAGCAAATTAAATATCTGGAGGGCTGATGCGCCGAAACGCCAAGGTCGATGCAAACCACGGTGAAGTGGTGGAAGCATTCCGCGCACTGGGAGCCTCGGTTTTATCCCTTGCGCCACTCGGTCGAGGCATCCCGGATTTGCTGGTGGCAATCGGTGGAGTCACTTGGTTGATTGAAATTAAATCAAAAAAGGGTAAGGAAAACGATCTTCAGATTGAATGGGCCAAAACTTGGAAAGGAAAGCGAGATGTGGTCAGGGATACTCAAGGCGTGGAAACTGTGGTTAAATTGATGCGTTCGTTCCCCAAAATTGGTCATGGCTAATTATTTAGCACCCGAAGACGACCCTGTTAATTACCTGCCAGCGCGGGTTAATCCTAATCTAGCAGCGCAAGGGCGGAGGTATAACCTAGCCGAACGGCAACAGACCAGCCCACTCATGCAGGCAGGCAATGTTCAGTTTGCAAAAGAACTCTCTAGCATGGGCAACCGCGGTTCAGTTACCGACCTCATTAACCGCGGGTTGATTGCCAACACCGCAGGACTGCCGGTGGACATGCTGAATACCGTTCTGCAAACCCTTGGGTTGGGATCGGAACAGCCTCTTGGGGGTTCTGACTCAATTCGTAGGGCGTTGGAATATTACGGGCTATCGTCAGAAACCCAACGGCCCATGTTGGAGACCCTTGCCAGCCTGACCCCGCCGAGGGCTGTAATGGGTGCTGCGCGGGTTGCAGGGCAAGGTGCCGAGGCTGTTGGCAGGGCAGCGGCTCCGGTGGCTGGGCAGGCACTTGAGAATTACATGGTGAGGACTGGTGGTGTTTTGCCGCTGGACACCTGGCATGGCACCCCGCACCGTTTCCCGCCAACTGCCAAGAACCCGTTAGGTGAGTTTGATCCGATGAAGATCGGAACGGGTGAGGGGGCGCAGGCTTATGGGGTTGGGGCTGGTTATTTGGCTGAAGCTAAAGACGTAGCAAAGGGTTACCAGCCAAGAGACATAGCCAATGAAGAAGGATTGTTAAAGCTATACAGCGCCGCCGAAAAAAGAGGAGATTACCCGGCAATGGAGGTGCTTGAAAATGCCATGCTACACAAATCGCCAAATGAGTTGCGTGGTATTCATGGCAATGCCGGTGAGAAAGTAATAAGGCAAATTGAGAAGATACCCAGAACGGTCGGTTCCCTCTACAAAGTAGACCTCCCCGACGAGCAGATAGCCAAGATGCTGGACTACGACAAACCGTTGAGTCAACAGCCTAAATCCGTACAGGCGGCGTTAAGCAAATACGACGCTGATATGTATCATCCCAAAGGAAACGATTACGACCCTAACGAAATGGGGAGCCAAATAATAAATAGGCTTGCCGGAACATTAGCCGTTAGAAACCCAAGTCCTTTGTCTGGTTCGGACCAAGCATCACAATGGCTTAAGGATAACGGCATCCCCGGCATCCGCTATCTAGACCAAGGCTCCCGCTCGGGTGGTGCAGGCACCTCCAACTTCGTCGTGTTCGACCCCAAGCACATGAACATCATAGGACGCGAATAATGACCGCAGCCTGGACACGCAAAGAAGGAAAAAACCCTGCTGGTGGCCTAAACGCCAAAGGCCGAGCCAGTTACAAGGCCGAGACTGGTGGAACCCTGAAAGCTCCGGTCAAGTCAGGCGACAATCCCCGACGCGCCAGTTTTCTGGCTAGAATGGGCAACATGCCGGGACCAATGGCAAAACCTAACGGGGAACCGACGCGGTTGGCGCTGTCTTTAAAGGCGTGGGGAGCCAGTTCTAAGGCTGATGCTAAGTCAAAGGCCGCGGCGATCTC